ATATAAGAAATGTCAAAGGAGAAAGATACGCAGCAGATGTCATTACTGGAGGATTTCCATGCCAACCATTCAGCGTTGCAGGAAAAAGAAAATCAACAACAGATGATCGTTACCTCTGGGATGAAATGCTTAGAGTCATTAGAGAAACAAAACCAAGATGGGTTATTGGAGAAAATGTTGAAGGCATTGTTAATATCAACGAAGGCATGGTACTCAGACAGGTGCTTAATGACTTGGAAAATGAAGGTTTCAAAAGCCAATGTATTATTATTCCAGCTTCAGGCATTGGTGCATGGCATCAAAGAAAACGAATCTGGATTATATCCAACGCCTACTCAAGACTCAGCATCAGAGAGAACAAAGAAATACAGTCAAGGGGGAATGCCATTACCAATGGCAGTCAAGATGTTTCCAACTCCGACAGCTGGCTGCGTAGAGGGAGGGGAACAGAGCTCAAGAGTGGAGATGACAGAGAAGGGTGGATTTATACTGAGAAAGAAAAGCAAACCAGAAAACACATTCGGTGCAAAACTATCGGATGCAATGCTGTACTTGGAAAAGAAAGAACAAACAAAACTTGGTGGCAAATTGAATCCGAACTTTGTGGAGTTCCTAATGGGATATCCTATGAATTGGACAAAGATAGAGCCAACAGAATAAAATCTTTAGGCAATTCTATTGTGCCACAAATTGTAAGACAAATAGGTTTATCGATTATGGAGGCAGAACTTGGAAATTAAATTTGAAAGACATTGGTGTATGCCAAGTCATAAAACATTTACTATTAAACCATTTAAAGATTTAATAGCTGCAGAACTTGGATCTAATTATATTGATCTATTTCCTTATCCATTTAAACAAGATGCTATTGATTACTTAAAAACAATGCCTGAGAATTCAATTAATCATTTAGTATTTGATCCGCCATATTCTCAAAGACAATTAAAAGAAAAATATCATAGCAGCGGTATATCTTTTGAGCATCCAATGAACGCATCTTATTGGTCTAAATGCAAGGCAGAAATTTCAAGAATAATTAAAAGATCAGGTAAAGTTATTTCTTTTGGTTGGAATAGTGGTGGGATAGGTGAAAAATATGGTTTTAAAATAACTAAGATTGTTTTGGTTGCACATGGTGGTCAACACAACGATACAATTGCAACTTTAGAAATTAAACAATGACAACTGAATTAAAAAAGTACCATCAGGAGCATAAAAAAATCCTAGAAGATTTCAAAGCACAACGCATGGAACAAAAAGAAATTGAAAATGAATTTAAACCAGTAACAAAAATAATTTTATTTAGTTGTATTATAATATTCTTTTTTGTTATCTTGTTTATGACATGAAACTTATATTGATTATGTTGCTAATGAATGGGAATGTTGTTACATTTGAATTTTATGACCATCAATCACCTTACCAATGCGATGCTATGTTTAATAAATTAACTCATCAAGGAACTGTTAAAAATTATAAAGGCAGAAATCAAATAGGAACGTTTTTTAAAAATCAAGAAGTTTTATTATATACCTGTGAAAAAAGAAAAGCCATTTAATATGACGCTAAACGAAGCACTAAACATGGCAAGGATTGATCCTGTTGCCACTAAAGCATTGAGAGAAAAGTTGAAAGATTTAGATGTTTTTAAATTTAAAGTTGACGAACTTACATTGATACAGCGTTTAACCTTATATGATTTGTTGGACACAGAAGAGTACCAAAAAATAATCCATCTATTATCTTCTGAATTTATTAGTGAGCATTTACTATGATGGAAAATAAACATGATGTGTTTCCTCTGTGTTGTGAGTGTGTGTTTCAAGCTGAACTTGAATTTGATGGCAAAGACTATTGTGTTCGTTGTTTAAAGGAAGCTGTAATTAGAAAGCAGAGACACAAAAATCAAGAATTCTATTTTAAAAATAAAAAGAAAGTTTTTTAATTAACAATGGAGAGACAAATGAAAGTACAAAATGAAAGCAATCAATGGCGTAAAGAAATCAAGCAAAGAATTAAACCATTAATCTACCAAAATATTACTGATGCTGAGAGCATACATTTTAAAGCTGGTTTTAAAATTGGTTACCGGTTAGCTTTACAACATATAGGAACGTCAAAGTCTTTTGCTCATGCTAAAAATCACAATCTTAAAATTTCAAATGTTGAACCTATTATAAATTCTATTGTGTTAAGAACTGCAAACTATCTTAATATACCAACGGATGATTTATTGTCAGACAAAAGAGATAGACGTTTGGTTATTGCAAGATCAATTGCTATAAACCTATTAAAAGAATTAACTCCCTATACTTTAAAACAGATTGGAGAAATTTTGGCAGGTAAAGATCACACTACAGTTTTGCATCATGTTAGTTGTAAATTTAATAAAAATGGTTTGTGGTTTCCTTACTTTGAAATTTGGAATCACTTTGATAAACTAAAGCAAGAACTTGAATTAGATTTTAAAGTTAACAGATGATTAAGTTTGAAAAGATAACTAAAGATATATTAGATTCTTTTGAACTTAACTCACATGAGAAGATTATCTATGTTATCTTAAAGTCGTTTGAGCATGCTCCAAGAGGTATTAGAGTATCGCTTAAATACCTACAAGAACGCACAGGGATTAAGTCTAGGGGTACAATCATCAAGTATTTGGATCACCTTCAAAATTTGGGGTACGTTGCAAGATTTAAGGCACATCTAGAACAGACATCAACTTACACATTGGATAAATTAAAACGCCAGGAGTCTATTAAGCGTAATAACCAATTGCGTAAATTTATTAAGATAGGTATTAAAAAGAAATCTACTAAAAAGCATACATCTAAATCAGCTAACGTTATCAATATTATTTAGGGGGGGTAGTCCAAAATTTGAACAGGGGTAGTCCAAAATTTGGACATTATATATACCTATATATATATACCTATATATAATCTTATTAGTATATATAAGTATATATGCTTATATATGCTTATATGCTTATATAAGCATAAGCAATCACACCAAAAAATAGCAAGCACTCCTGAGATTATTGTTTATTAATTGGGGGGATAACTGCTAGACCAATTGTATTTATATCAATATATGGTAGTAAGTTTTAACCATGACACAAGGGAACTGCTGCGCCAAAAATGATTAATACTCCTATTACAATAGATGAGTTTGACAACTATCTAAGCACAGCTTCATTCGTAGAGAAGATAATGCCTAGCGTTAAGAATAATAGATCACCTTCCATGTTCAAGATAATAGGAACAGTCCATTATGATAGTAAGGACTGGGGATATTATGATAAGAAAAATAAAAACCTTAAAGCAACACCTAAGCAGCTGTCAATCTATGAGCTGGTGATATTCACATTATTAAAATTAGACAAAGACAATAGGGAGTTATTATCTTTAAGAAACTTTCCGGATAGATTAAGCATCAACAAACTCAATAAAATGTATTTAGATTTAACATATAACCAGCTAAAATATAAGTATAGACTAGCTCTTTATGATGCTTGCAGTCTAGTTAACAGATTAGGTTATCAAAGTTTAGTCTCATCTGGCAACTAATATTTATTTTTTATTGATTGACAAAAAGAACATTTTAAGTACAGAAATCTGATAGTATTGATATTTTTATATCCAATATAATCTTAATCTTAATTCTCATTCATTATCCCCTAAACAAAAAGATTAAATTGAGATTTTATGCGGAGTGTTGCTCTCCATATAACATTGTTATCCGATACTCCGCATAATGAAACTATATGAAAATATAGTAGGCAAATAATATTAGAACATTAGTTCCGTATATTATTAAAGTGATGGTTAATTCTTTATCTTCCATAATTTTAATATGTTATTAAATATAGTTGAAATATTTACTTACATAATAAAATAAATACATAGAACCATAACAAGCACATATAAATAGGATTGCTATGATACATTGTTTTAAATCTTCGTTCATTATTTTAGCTCCGTTGGGTTTGATATAAAATCTTTAGCTTGTGATACATTGTCAAAAGATCTGACTTGCCAATAATATCCACCGCTAGGATATAATTCGCTTTCCATCCATTTAGTTAAAACAACTTGGTTATGCTTAAGAGGATCATAAGGAGTTATGTTTCTTGGTTTAAAATATTCTTCAATCTTATATATTTTTTTCTTATATAAAATTTGATAAATATTTTTATCTTTAAACGCTGTTAGCTTTTCTTTCATTTGTTTTATCTCCGCAGCTATTGTTAATGAGTCGGAGTAAATCACAGCGTACACACTAAGTCAACATATATAAACAAATTATTTAATATACTTATCAACAAGAACATAATAGGAACACACAATGGCAAATAAAACAAAATATACAGAAATACTTTTTGACCAAATATGTCAGGAGCTGGCAGAAGGTCAATCTATCAGAGAGGTTTTGAATACCAAAGATAGACCAGAGAGACCAACATGGGAATGCTTCAGACAATGGATAATTAAATATCCTGAAAGAAGAGACAAATATACACAAGCTAAACAAGATGGTTGTGAGTATCTCCTAGCAAATGCTGAAGAGTATATAAATAAAAGTATTAATAAATCACAGAATGAAACAGACAAGAACCTTAGACCGGATCTAGCACAAACACATTTAATTAAAGCATATTTAGATTTAGCTAAGTGGAAGAGTGAGAGAATAGCTTCCAAAGTATATGCAAAAAAAGACAATTTGAGCTTATCTGGTAACAATAAAGATCCTATAATCATTAAATGGCAAGATTAGTTCGGTATCGTTTTGATATTAGAACTATTGATTTGATTGGTTTGTTTGTAATAATATCCAAATAATACACATAACATTGCACACACAACTTATACGATAACAAACATAAACATTATTATCATTGCTGTTGCTTGCTCATTTAACAATAATTCCGATAACGATTAATTATCGGAAATATACTAATGGTTGTATTACGCCAGACAAGCTACAAATATTACGTTTTATAAAGAAAATAGGGGGGGTTTTATTTTGACCATACCCCAAAAAAAATCTGGCGCTTTTCAAAATTGCGTTGGGATGTACACACATATAAACTATGAAAACCATTATGAAAAACCCTAAGTACAAAGCAGTAGTTATGGTTGATGAAGTTACTAACTCAGTCATAGTTATGTTCAATGGATTCCAAGACACAGAAGATGCTTGGTGTTTCAGCGAACACATTACAGAGGAATTGGAACTAGATAAGATATTGCTTGATAAAAACATTACTGTCCACTAGAGATAGGGGGGGTTTGTTTTAAAAGTGCCAATATTTGAAATTCCATATAAGCCAAGAGAGTTGCAAAAATTTTTGCATGAAAAAATCTCTAAGCACCGATTCTCAGTTTTGGTCTTGCACCGAAGAGCTGGTAAGACAGTCATGTGTATTAATCACATGATCAGAGATGCGATGTACACTAAGAAACCAAATTCTAGATACGCATTTATATCACCAACCTTTAAACAAGGAAAAGCAACAGCATGGGATTACATCAAAACCTATTGTGGTAAGATCCCCTTTGTTAAGTTTAACGAATCAGAACTAAGAGCAGACTTTCCTAATGGCGCAAGGATTACAATTCTTGGCGCTGAGAATGACCAAGCTCTAAGAGGTATATTTTTAGATGGTTGTATTTTAGATGAAACACAAAGTATTGCACCGAATCTATTTCCTGAAATCATAAGACCAGCTTTGGCAGATAGAAAAGGATGGTGCGTTTTTATTGGAACGCCAAAAGGCAAAAATTATTTTTTTGAATTATACCAATACGCCCAAAAGACAGAGGGTTGGTATTCATCATTACATAAAGCATCTGAAACAAAGATACTAGATGATGATGAATTAAAGGCAGCAAAGTCAATTATGTCAGATGACTTGTTTGATCAAGAGTTTGAGTGTTCTTTTCAAGCAGCAATCACAGGTTCGTATTATGGTGCTTTGATTGAAGATATAGAAAAGTCAAATAGAGTAATTGAAAATTTATACGACAAAGAACTACCGGTTGAAACATGGTGGGATTTAGGAATGAATGATTCTACTGTGATTTGGTTTGCACAGAGACATAGAGGTCAAATAAGATTAATAGATTTTTATGAGAATGCCGGAGAAGGATTAGATCATTACGCAGGTATCATTGAAAAAAGAGGATATAAATATTCAAAACATATTGCTCCACATGATATTAAAGTTAGAGAACTTGGATCTTATGGAAAATCAAGACTAGAAACTTCCTTAGAATTAGGTATAGCATTTGAGGTTGCTCCTAAATTATCATTAGAAGATGGTATAGAAGCTGTTAGAAAGATACTGCCCACATGCTGGTTTGATAAAAACAAATGCCATTATGGAATGGAATGTTTAAAGTCTTACCAAAAAAAATGGGATGATCTTAACCAATGTTTTAGAAACAGACCAGTACACAATTTTGCAAGCCATGCCGCAGATGCTTTTAGAACAGGTATTGTTAGTCATGGAATTGAGATGACAAATTGGAAAAAAAGAATAGAAGTAAACACAAGTTACATTATTTAATATGAAACCAAAAGATATTGAAAGCGATTCTATTGTTACAACTCAAGATGAGTTTAAAAACTTTTTAAGTGATAGAGAAAAAAATAAAATTGAAAGCTCATTAAATCCTGACATAAATCAAATGGAAGGTGATGATGGTGGATTTTCATATCCTCCTGAAGGAGATCAAGGAGATATTGTTTCAAAAGATAAAAAAGATAAATCTAAATTTTTAGCTAAATATTTTAAATCAATAAATTAATATGTCAGAACTTACAGAAACACAAATTCAAGCAATCGTACATAGAGAAATTAATAATTCTCTTGGTTATTTAAGTGGACAATTAACTGAGCAAAGAAAAAAATCACTTGAATATTATCTTGGAGAAAAACTAGGAACAGAAATAGATGGAAGATCACAAGTAGTCTCTACAGACGTTGCTGATACAATTGAAACAATACTTCCAAATCTTCTTAGAATTTTTACAGCATCAGACAGAACTGTTATTTGTGAACCAGTAAAAGCAGAAGATGTTCCTCTTGCTGAACAGGCAACTAATTATATTAATTATATTTTCAATAAAGATAATCCAGGTTTCAATATTTTATATTCTTGGTTTAAAGATGCTTTATTAGAAAAAAATGGAATCGTAAAAGTATATTGGGATGAAAGCCAAAAGACAACTCAAGAAACTTATAAACATTTAGAACAAGATGAGTATGATGCTTTATTGCAAGACGATAATATAGAAATTATTAAACATGAAGAAATTGAAGATGATACACATGATGATAAAATTGCAGCTATTGAATCAATGGCTATGCAACAAGGTCAAAATTTAAATATTCCAAGACCAAAATTACACAATGTTATTTTAAAAAGAACTTCTGAATACGGAAAAGTAAAAATAGAAAACGTTCCACCAGAAGAATTTTTAATTCAAAGAAATGCTAAGACAATTGAAGAATCAAATTTTGTTGCTCATAGAACTACAAAAACTAGAACAGAATTATTACAAATGGGTTATGATCCAGAAATCATAGCTCAATCACCACACTCACAAGAAATTATTTATAATACTGAAAAGATGACAAGGTTTTCAGACATTGATGAATACCCTTTTGCACAATCACCTGACTCATCTACAGATATAATTGACGTATTTGAGTGCTATGTAAGATTAGATTATAATGGTGATGGATTTGCAGAGTTAAGAAAAATAGTTGTAGTAGGAGATACTGCTATTAAAATTTTAGAAAACGTTGCCGTAGATTCTATTCCGTTCTGTTCATTAACTCCAATACCAATGCCACACAGATTTTATGGAAGATCTGTTTCTGAATTAGTTCAAGACATTCAATTAGTTAAATCTACAGTTTTAAGACAACTGTTAGACAATATGTATTTAACAAATAATAATCGTATTGCGATTATGGATGGAATGGTAAATCTTGATGATTTACTTACAGCAAGACCAGGTGGAGTTGTAAGAACAAAACAACCACCATCTCAAGTAATGTTGCCAATGCAAAATCAAACTATTTCTGCACAAGCATTTCCATTACTTGAATACTTAGACACAGTTAGAGAAACAAGAACTGGTGTTACAAGATATTCACAAGGATTAGAAGCAGACTCTTTAAATAAAACTGCAACTGGAATTAATACTTTAATGACGCAAACACAAATGCGTATGGAGTTAATTGCTAGAATTTTTGCAGAGACTGGTGTTAAAGATTTATTTAGAAAAATATTTGAATTGACTGTTAAATATCAAGACAAAGGAAGAATGATTGAATTAAATAATGCCTTTGTAATGGTAAAACCAACAGAATGGAAAGATAGATATAATATTAATATAGTAGTTGGTTTAGGTTCTGGTTCTAAAGAACAACAATTAATTATATTAAACAGTATTCTTGAAAAACAATTACAAGCATTTTCTTTACAAGGAAATAAAGAATATCCAATGGTAACATTAAAGAATATTTATAATACGTTATCTAAAATGATTGAAAACGCAGGTCTTAAGAACACAGAAAATTACTTTGTAAATCCAGAAATGGGTATGAAATATATTCAACCACCTCAACCAGCTCCATTATCTCCTATTGAAAAGATTGAATTTACTAGAATAGATAGTGAAAACAAACGAAAACAAGCTGATTTAGAATTACAATTTAAACAATTACAATTAGATACTAATAAAATGCAGCTTGACTTTCAGACAAAAATGAAAGAATTAGAGTTAAAGT